TGCATGGTTGCTCGTAATGGATGCAAGATATAATCCACTTCGATACATACCAGATCCAAGTCTACAAACATACTTTACAATCGTATTGTTCTCAATGTGGAGTGCTTTTTTCGCACTCATTGCAGCATACTGGGGTGGATGGTTAGGAAACTACAGTATCATATGGAGTATCATGATACATGCTGCTATTATCATTCCTCTCGCTTTCACAAATGCAGTATTTATTGATGCAGAGAGAAGTGGAGCACAATGGGCAAAAGATTGGCAAGAAGAGAGAAGTATGTGGAAGTGGTGGAAGAATAGAAAGAAGGAAGTACGAATTAAATGGGACCTCGATAAAGAGGCATGAAAACTCTACTGATGAGCGATCTTCACATTGGTTTTCGGTTCTCACGAGCCGAAGACATTTTGTACGTATTACATAACGAAAAGTTTGATAGGCTCATTTTAGTAGGAGATATATTCGATATTGCTCAAATGATGAAACGTCCATACTGGGATGAGCATCATACTGCAGTGCTGAAACGAATATTGAAGATTGCAAAGAGTAAAGAAGTGATATACGTTATCGGAAATCACGACTATCCTCTCTACTATCTACAAGAATACACAAATCGGCTCGCAGGGCTAAAACTCTGTAGAGAATACGTGTACAAAAGCGGAAAACGTAGAATACTCTGTATACATGGCGACCAGCTCGACAAAGTACACAAAACAGCACAGTTTCTAGGCGACTATCTTTATCATATCGGATTGCATCTAAACAAGTATGTAAATATAGTTCGTAGAAGCTTTGGTCTTCGCTACTGGAGTTTTTCAAAGTGGGCAAAGGATCATGTGAAGAAGATAATTGCAAAAGCCTTCAACCAGGAAGCTGCTCTCGAGAAATATAGAAACGAGTATGCTGTTGATGTAATTATATATGGACACACACATATGCCCGAGGTAACAGACAATGTAGTAAATACAGGAACATTTGTCGAGATTGCTACGTATGTAACTGAAGAGGGTGGAGTATTTACTCTACACGATTTAGACAAGGTGACGTAATAAAAAAGGGGCTAACGCCCCTTTTTTCTATTCTGTATTTTTTCTATAAAAACTTTTCCCCAGTAGAAAAAGTGTGCTCCAACAAAAAGAAGAGCAAACCAGAAAAATACTGCTGTTAAAAATATTGAAACTGCTTCGATCATTTATCTGCGTACCGATGGTTAACTTTGCTGTGATGTACTTCATCAGCTCTTACTTTTACAATTAAATCAGAGAGCCTTGCATTCTCTGACATTTCGTAGTAGTCAATTGCAAGTTGAGGTGCGGGAACATTCTCGACCTGTCCACTCTCAACTAATGCAAGATAATCAGTATAACTTCGAACAGCTTCCTCTTCAAAGTACGCAATCATTTTATGTGCAAGTCTGTAGCTGAGAATGTAAATAAAGAAGTAGAAAACCATAAATGTTATCTGTGCAATCAAAACTAAGAATCTTTCAAAAACATTTGGCTTTGCAATTTCAATGAAGAACATCAAGTGCATTCTCTCATTCTCTGCTTCTGCGAGCATTTCTCGTATGTCAGGACCCCATCCTGTTTTCATCTTTCTCAGACTTTTAAAGTGTAGCCACATACCTGCTACCATACCTGGAACACCTGCAACTGTTTCCAGAACTACTGCTCTGTGTCCATATCTTTTGGCAAAGAATGTATCGGCAAAGAACCGAAAAAACTTTGTCATTCCCATTGCTATCGCATTTCTAATTCTCATATCCAAGTATAAAAGCAAGGTCGGGCTCAAAAAAGTTTGGTCCTTTGAGTACCTTACCATCCTCTCTCTTTAGTGGTCGTCCATTCTCATCGAGCTTGCTCATGTTACTTGAATGTACTTCCTGATAGCAAGCATCTAAATCTATTCCAAATGCGTGTCCTGCTCCATAAATTACATAAAGTAAATCTGTGAGTGCGTCAGCTACTGCTACCATATCTTTCTGATCAATAGCATCCTCTAATTCTGTGTATTCTTCTCGAATTAATTCGAGCCGCAGCTCTCGTGTAGAGAAGTCAGGCCACAGAGGTTCATCTCTGACTTGTTGACCAAACGCCTCCATAAAATCTCCTGCAAGCTCGAAGTTAGTACCTTCGTGCTGTGTCATTCTTTTTCCTTTTGTTTCGTGCAATTGCAGCTTTTTTAGCTGTTCTACGTTTCTCAGACGGAGAGGTATAGTATTCTCTCTGCCTGAGATCCCAAATTGTGTCGGCACATTTCTTTTTAAATACTCGAAGTGCCGCCTCGACATTATTATTCCTTACCCTTACTTTCGGCATTCGTACCCTTTTTTCTTAGCATAGGCGGTAATCCCCATACGGTCTGTGCTTCGGCTTTGTGACCAGCAGCATTTATAACAAGCATTACACGCTTGCCCTTAAGCCATGCGTTTGTCTGGTTCAATAACCGTTGCGCGGGAGTTAGAGATCTACATCCTCGAGACGATTTACGCTCTCCCTTGCTAGTGTAGCTTGTTTTTCCCATTCTTTTTTTCTTGGCCATTTTGTTCTCCTTAGTTAAATGTCCAACCTCGTTGTCTTAAGTAGTATACCTGTTTTCTTATGGAGTTTTCCGTGCGATGTGGTAATATGTCTAACATACGTTTCATTGAGACTTTTCCGTAGTACTCCTTCAGGAACTTACGCTCTTCGTGACTCCATGGTTTCTTCTGGTAATCTTTCATACTATGTATTATACTGAAAGAACAAGTAAAAGTCAAGAAGTATTTTTCTCTGCACCTCACAAAAATACTTCTTGACTTTGTCTGCTTGCTGTAGTATAATTACCGCATGGACAAAAAGTATCGGAGAAAAAGCAATGATTGAACTATTTACAGCAACCTTTATTTTTGCATTCTGCATGTTTGGGTGCTCAATGACAGCTTTCTTTCTGGGACGACAAGAAGGTATAGAGAATACTGTGCAATATTTAATAGATCAAGGCGTCTTAAATATTGATGACGAAGAATATTAGGCAACAAGTCCGCCTTTAAGAGACTTATTTTATAACAGGTGGCATCGAAAGAGCCCCAGCGTACCGAAAGGACGCAATTCATAAAAGGAGATACTTTATGACTACTAAGTTAGCAGTGGCTGACCTACACAAATTTTTGTTAGGTTTTGACCGATTCATGGACACAAACGTTTTTGCACCACAAGTTGATGGTGGATATCCTCGATATAATGTTCTCAGAGTCGGAGAAAATGGATTCAGAGTGGAACTAGCAGTTCCAGGCTGGAATAAGGGTGATATTGATATTAGCCTTCACAAGGGTGTTCTTACCGTAACAGGTATGATTAAACAAGAGGTGAACGAAAACGAATCATATATCTATAAAGGATTAAGTGGTAAGTGTTTCACACGGACGTTCGGTGTAAGCGAACACGTTCAGATTGATCGTGCTTACATGGAACGAGGACTGCTATGTATAGATCTGCATGAAGAGCTCCCAGTTGAGTTGCAACCAGTAAAGGTTACAATTTCATGAGGAGACTAAGTTGGATAGTTCTAAACTATCAGTGTGGGTTTTAATAAGTTTTTTGGCTGCAGCAATTACCATGCCAAGTGTTGTTTATGGAGACGAGCACGCCTACGGATTAGAAGGCGGAGCACGTAGACCAGAAACACCAATGACAGAAGTAATAGTAGTGGGGTCTCAAGACCAGACAGGAATTCTTGAATTTCATAATAGTCCTTCTAACATTATCCTTGTTCATGAATATGACGAGAAAAATAATGAGTGGAAGCTAGTAGGGTTGAGAGACTTAAGAAGAGGCACAACTAAAACTATTACACACTAAACTAGCGCGGGGGCTTCGGCCCCCGTTATTTTCAAAGGAGAATATTATGTGGACAAAACCAGCATATGAAACCATAAGATTAGGTTTTGAAATTACCATGTATTACAAAACAGTATAATGATTCATATACAACCAACAGCACAAAATGCAATTGAAAGAGCAGTAATGCCTTATCAAGCCATCGGTATTCGCATAAAAGTAGAAAGTAGTGGATGCAATGGTTTAGCATACGGCATGGAGTGGTGCTATACAAAACAAGAGGGCGACCATGTATTTGATGGACCAAAGAAAGTTTATGTTGATCCAAAAACAATGGTATACTTAAAAGATTCGCATTTAATTTATAAACAAGACACTTTTGAGGAAGGCTTTGAATTTATAAATCCAAATGAGAAAAGTAGATGCGGATGTGGAGAAAGTTTCTACATGGGATAGGAGAAGAATATGCCATATAGTAGTAAAGTAATAGATCATTATGAAAATCCTCGAAACGTAGGAAAAATGGATGAAAAGAATTCAAATGTTGGGACGGGAATGGTTGGAGCCCCAGCATGTGGTGATGTTATGCGTCTTCAAATAGAAGTAAAAGATAATGTAATTGAAGATGCAAAATTTAAAACTTATGGGTGTGGAAGTGCTATTGCTTCATCCTCTCTGCTTACAGAATGGGTAAAAGGAAAAACACTAGACCTTGCAGAATCTATAAGAAATACACAGATAGCAGAAGAGCTTGCACTGCCTCCAGTAAAAATACATTGTAGTGTATTAGCTGAAGATGCTATCAAAGCTGCGATTGCAGATTACAGGAAAAAACATGAATAGAGACTCAGTATATGAGCAACTAAAAATTGATGAAGGAGTTGTGTATGAAATTTATTTGGATCACCTTGGGTATAAAACCTTTGGAGTGGGACATCTCGTACTTGAATCAGACCCTGAGTATCACTACGACGTCGGAGAACCAGTATCAGTTGAGCGCGTACAAGAGTGCTTTAACACAGATCTCGGTCTGGCTGTAAATGAGTGTATAGCTTTGTATGGATCAGAGGCTTTTACTAAATTTCCTGGTGAAGTACGAGAAATACTTGTAAACATGATGTTTAATATGGGTCGTACACGACTTCGTAAATTCAAAAAAATGAATGCCGCACTTTTAGAAGGTGATTGGAAAGAAGCTGCAAAAGAGGGTAGGGACAGTAAATGGCACAAACAAGTGACCAACCGAGCCGAAAGATTAATGGTACGACTAGAAAAGGTATAAATAATATCTTGACATGCATTGCAAATGGTAGTATAATACTATCATGAATAAAGAAAAAATACTTATCATTATGATGGAAGAGTGTGGCGAGCTTGTGCAAGCCTGCTCAAAAGTTTTACGGCATGGGATCACGGATCAAAAACATTGCCAGAATTTACACGAAGAACTTGGAGATGTTGTCGCAATGACTCGACTGCTTCAAGAGCATTACGATATAAGCGACGAAACTCTTGAAGTTTATGTAGCAAAACGAAACCTAAAAATGCAAGGTGCAGCATATAAATGAATCTGTTTTATCTTGACGAAAATCTTGATAAGTGTGCAGAGTATCATGTGGATAAACACGTCAACAAGATGATACTTGAAGCCGCACAAATCTTGTGTACTGTTATTTGGGTAGATACTCTTCTTGGGTATGTACCACGGGCTCTTGAGAAAGAAGAAGCAGCAGTACTCAACGAATACAAAAAAGTAGAGAAAACTCTACCCCTAGAACAACGCAACCTTACACCATACTTAGGCATGATGTACAATCATCCGAGTACAATCTGGGCACGTTGTTCTCTTGACAACTATGAGTGGACTTGGTGTTACGCTCATGCCCTAGCCGAGGAATACCGATACAGATATGGGAAAGAGCACAAATCTTTCTGGCAAGTCATCAACAAATTACCTGACCCAGTTCACCTTGAACGAGTGGGGTTTACCACGTTCGGACTTGCCATGCCTGACATCCTCAAAGACTACGACAATCCTATACAGTCTTATCGTGACTACTATCATCTCGACAAGGCTACTTTTGCCAGTTGGTCACATAGACCCACCCCCGATTGGTGGGATGAGTCTCTTGCGGACTACGAAGAGAGGATAACAGCTAAGTGAATGATATTGATAAATGGATTATGAGTAATCCTTGGAAGGTATGTGTAATATACCCCGCAACCATTATAGCTACAGGTATGCTTGTTATGTTTTTAAGTATGTCTGTTATTGAAACTTTAGTAAAGGAAAAAAGAAATGAGCAAAGTCAGCTTAGTAGGGATGACAAAGCCGAGTAGCATCACAGGATGCAACACAGCAGAACAATTAGTAGCGTATGCAGCAAGAGTAAGTAACCCTGAGAATCAGAACAATACTAAGACAGCTCCAAAGTTGTTAAAGTATTTAATTAGAGAAGGGCACTGGTCTCCTTTTGAAATTGTACATATTACTATGGAAATAGTAACAACTCGAGACATTGCTCGTCAGATTCTACGTCACAGAAGTTTTAGTTTTCAAGAGTTCAGCCAGAGGTATGCTGAAGTACAAGATAATTTTGACTTACGCGAGGCAAGGCTACAAGATCCAAAAAATCGACAGAATAGTATTGAATTAGAAGATGTTGAGGACTTTGGAAAGGGTGGTAATAAAACTCCACATGAACGCCTACACGAAGATTGGTGGATGCGTCAACGATTAGTGATTAATGAAGCCAAAAGACAATACAAGTGGGCTTTAGAACAAGGTATTGCAAAAGAGCAAGCCAGGGCAGTGCTACCAGAAGGAAACACAGTTAGTACTCTTTATATGGCAGGATCTCTTCGTAGCTGGATTCACTATTGTGAATTGCGGCGGGGTCATGGCACTCAGAAAGAGCACATGGTAGTAGCAGATCAATGCTGGGAAATAATAAAAGGACACTTTCCAGCAATAGCGGAGGCAGTTGAATGAGCGATGATTTTATTCCAGACGACATACCTT